AGGGTCCTTCCGGGCTCCAAGCGGGCGGTGCCTATCGTGGGAAAGTGGTTCAGCCGGAGCGGTTGGCACAAAGACGGGACCCGCTGGATAGGTCCCACAGATACTAGGATTGGCCGGTGAGCGACAAGCTCCGTCATCTGGGAATGATTCTGGCCTGGGGGAAGACTCCCGGGCGGAAGTGCCGTGAGTGCGGTAGGCTCCGGAGAAGGGAGCAAGGGAAGGTCTTTCACAAGTGCTCGTTGTATGGGGACTCGGGCGGTCCGGCGACGGACTGGCACAAGAATTGGGATGCTTGCGGAGCCTTCACCCCGGAGCGGAACCCTCCGCCTCCGGACTACAAGAACAGACTAGCAGGAGGATAGCGTGCTCAAGATACGGGTTGGTCACATCTTGGTCGATGCGCGTGAGGAGAGGGTCCCTCCCGAAGGGAACGGTGAGCTCTACCGGGTTTGGGCGGATGACCCGGAGGCTCCCGGATACGTCTTCGCTAGGCGGGACCCTGGGGCGGAGGATGACGCAACGCTCGGAGGGAAGGTCCGGAAGGCTCTGGACCACTGGCGGCGGGAGGCTCCGGCGTGGGTTGGGGTTGGGAATTGGCTATACCACGTTGTGACGGTTGCGCTCATCGAGGAGCAGGGGAAACAGCCCGCAGTGTCGCAGCAGATTGACTCCTTCATAACGGCCAACGGAGGCTCGGCCCGGGATGCGGTCAACGTCCTGCTGGCTCGAGTGAAGGCTCTCGAGGCGGAGGTTGAGGGCAGGAAGGCGGAGCCTACCGGATGCGGGAAGGACGCGGCCCATTGGCGCAAGGTTTGGTCCGCTTTCAAGAGGGTTACGGCGGACATAGGAGTGGAGTTCCCTCCCGAGAAGTTCCGGCGCGTTCTGGAGAGCAACAAGAGCGGTATCCCCTTCATCTTTTGGGACCTCCTCGAGGCATTCTCCGAGGAGTTGGAAGAATGAGGGTCTTTTGTCCGGCTTGCGGGCTCGAGGCAGACTATGAGGGCCCGGAGGCGCGTTGCGTTGCTTGTCGGGCTAGATTCTCGGTTGATGCGGTCTATCGGGAGCAAGCGCTTCTCCGGGCGAACAGGGACCTCGAGAAGGAAGTCGATGCTTTCATAACGGCCTTCGGCAGGGCGTGGTTCTCTACGGTTGATGAAATGCTCTATGCCCAAAGGGTTGCGGCGTACGCGGCCGCGGTGAACGAAGCGGTACAATGTTTCACGGAAAACCTGAGCAGGGTGGCGGAGTGTGGTGCTCGGCTGGTGGAGCAGTTGGCCGGAATTGGCGAACGAGTAAAAAAGACTTTGGAGGTGGGAAATGTCAACGGAAGTGGTACGGACGTACAAACTGGAGATTCAGGCTCCGGCGGAGGTGATGGCGGTTCTGGAGAAGTCCGAGGCGGTGAAGGTGTTTGACGCGCTTCGGGAGGCCCGCGGCATCTCCGCGGCTGTTCGTCTCCTGTTCCCGGCGGCTCAGGTGCAAATCACCAGCGAGCTTCGGAAGGCCATCTGTGTCACAAAAGTACTGAGGGGGTAGGGAATGGATGGGAGCACGGTCTGGCTAGACATTGACCAGGTGGCGTCCCTGGAGCAGAACCCGAAGGAGCACGACATAGGGGCCATTATCGCCTCTATGCAACGGTGGGGGTACATTGACGTTATCGGTTGGAACAAGCGTACCGGGCGGGTTCTGGACGGAAACGGTCGGCTCGAGGCGCTCCGGAAAATGAAGGCCGCTGGAATGGCTGCTCCTGCTCGGGTGGTGGTGGAGGGGAACACCTGGAAGGCCGAGTTTCTCCAGGT